GTTCTTAAAAAGTAAAAAAACTTATAAACGTGAAGATGGTGATAGGACATTCGGTAAATATCAAAAGCAGGGAGCACTCAGCAAAGGAGTAGAGAAGTTCGGTGAATCGGTCGATGAGATTTTAGACGATCCTGATAAGGCGACGAAGCTCTTAATGGCTCTAAATACTGTCGTTGAGACAAGCAAGATAACACCCTTATCATCGGGACAAGTTAAGACACCTCTTGGTCAGATGGCGACAGGAGTAACGAAGGGTCTAGTCCAAGGAAAGCAACTTGAAATAGCAGAGACAGCAGCTCAGGCGAAAAAACTAAAAGCACAAAAAGGTCCAGAAAAATTTATAAGAAGTATTGCTGAAGAAGGTGATCTTAATTGGTATAAAACAGAATATTTGCCTTCTATAATGAATTCAGCTAAAAGAAAAACTCAAGTCGATCTTCGATATAATTTACTTTTTGGAGTTAAAGACGATCTACCAACAGGCGCGATAGAAAGTATCATCGCTCCCTTTAGAAAACTAGCGATCGGTCTATGGCAAGAAGACTCAGATAAGATGAATTTCTTTGATGATACTTTACAAAAATATATGACCAATGATACAGCAAACCTTACTAATAAACAAATCGTACAATTTCAAGATCAATTCAAGGCACTCACAATGGAGCAAGTGATTCAAGACGCGAAGAACTTATATCCAGTATCAGAGGCTGACGTTAAGAGATTACTAGACGCAGCGGGTGATATCGGCACTTACTCAGGCGCTTTAAAGAACCTCGTATCCATTCAGAAAGCAGTAAGTATGAGTAATTCATATTATAATGATGGTATAGATGAATACTTTAACCTTAATGATGGTAATGCCCGTGGCCTAGTTAGCTTCGTTGGTGCTAATGGTGAAATAATTACTTCTACTAACTTGAGGGACTTTGCTAAAAAATATGCCGACTACAAGATGGGTGCAGATGTTAAAGACGCACTAAAAGATGAAGATATAGCCAGAATATATAAAAAGCACGATATGCTAATGGGAGATAAAACTAATTTAAGCAAACTGACAAACTTCGATAAGCTCTTTGCGACCTATTCGATCAACTTGATGGATAAGGATATAGTGAATCTTCAAAAGATCGATGCACAAAGTCAAAATGCGTGGCTCGCAGAACAAGCTGAGAAGTATCAAAAATCTATTGAAGAACTACAAATAAAATTACAAGAATAATGGAAAATGAGCTATGGCAGAAGATACATTTTTAGAAGGTTTAAACGAGAAACAGCTCAAAGATTATAGTCAATACTTAAAACTTCCTAATATGAAAAAAGAGATCGCCAAAGGTCTGGCGATTGGGGAAATAGACGCAGCGCAAGCGAAAGATATGATGTTCGGAGCTGGTCTCGAAATCTCCGCCCCGGATGTAGGAAAAGAGATTTCAAATGAGAGCTACGCCATTATCCAGGGAATTAATGTCGATAGCGTTCAAGAAGGTCTAGAACTTACCAAAGCAATTCTGAAAGAAAATAAACTTCTAGAGGCAAACGAACTAAAACTACCTGACGGTACAATCGTAATACCTGAGCAAGGTGTTGATGCTGCGGGAGACCCTCTTAAACCACAGTCGCTAGGTACGTTGAAGATCACACAAGCTATGCAAAAGGAGTACGAAGTTTATCTTCCTTATAAAGTTAAGCTTCTCTTAAACGGTTTTAATGTCGACGAGGGTGCTCCCGAGGACGTCCGATGGAAACTTCAATTCAGCGCCGAGGATCAATTATATCAATTATCTAATTTTAGAGATTTAATGATAAATCATTTTGTTGATGAGAAAATATTTTCACGTAACGATTATGCAAAAAATCCTAATAATTTCGAAGTCGCTATAAAAAAGCTAAAGCCCTTTGATAAGGACGTTATGTCCTGGAGAATCCTTCCCGACTTGGGAGGCGATGGTATCTGGAGATCGATTAATCCTCCGGGACTGGATTATGGAGACATAAAGTCATTTACATCGACCACGGGTTTAGAAATGGTCTCGACAACGACAGCTTATATTATCGGAGCTAGTCTAGGTTTCTTTAGAGGTCAACCTATACACTCGGGAGCAATGGCGGGGGGAGCGATGAGATATCTGCATGAAGTAGCTAACGAGCTTGTCGGAAAACATTTTCTTGACCTTCCTCATGCGAAAGACCTAAATGAGATAATGTGGGCAAACATCCCTGAGGGTGTTATCGAATATATTGGTGGAGGAGTTATAATGAAAAGTCTTCAAAAAGCTTCTCAATTCCTTAAAGCTTCTAAGGATAAGATGAATGTCACTAAAATTATCGACACAGCGAAAGACTATAAAGGAGCTAACCCGAAAGTAACACAGATACTTGATGACGCTAAAAAGCTAATGACAAAGAAATGGGATATCTCTGCTGATGAAGCCTCTAAATATCTGGCTTCTGCTATGGCCCTTCAATTTCCAGATTTAGTAATAGGTTATACTTCAAAAGTAAGTAAGAAAGGGATAAAAGAGTCAATCGAGAATTTAATTAAAAAAGAAAATGTTATTTTTAATGTCGAAAGCCAGATTGTTAAAAAGATAGTCGGAGCAGATGTTAGACTTATAGATAGTTTTAAAGCTCTAGACGATGCAATGACAAAAATTGTTGCAGCCGATGACGCTTCTAAGATATATATTCAAAACGCTGGCATTGCTCTTAAAAAAGATATTATCTCAGCTTTATCAGGAACAATTAAGTCTAGTCCCAATGTAAAGTATATAGACTCCTTCGCTTTTCCTATAAGTGAAATTTCTGCTAAACTAGCAGCGGTTGAATCCGCAACAAGTAAATCGATAACAAGTATTTATAGAAAAAACGCAACCAATGATCTTTATAATATCAAGTTTGGAAACACAATAAACTTAAAAGAGAACATGGGTGCTTTTAGAAATATCTTGGGAGGTGATCCTAAGAAACTAATAAAATTTCTAACGCCAGAGAAACCTATTAGAAAGAACTTTACCACAGATAGAGAATTTAAACGAGCTATGGCTGATTATACAACCACGCTATCTGCTGTCGAAAACTTGGGACTAAATGCTTTTAATAAGGGTCATCAAGTTTTAAAAAATTATCTTAAATTAGGAAAGAATAAAGCAGGTACACTTAGTTATGAAAACGCAAATATGCTTCTTAATGTTGTCAGAGATTTGGAATCTGTAGCAATAGAGGGTACTCAAAAAAACTTTCTAAGAAAATTCAAAGGTGTTCTTAATCAAGCAATAATGGATAGTGTAATTGCCACTGATAATAAAGTTCTTATAGGCTTAGTTAATCAGTCAAATCATTTAGTATATCTAAGACAAGCTAGTGGCGTGAATGAATTCGCCCGTGCATTTGGATATGGAACTCATATACTCTCTCCTTCGAAAGTGGCAGCGACGTATGAGGGATCAAATGTTTTTTATAAATTCTTTGATGGTAAGAACGCTATACGAGATTCAAAAATCCTTGGGGATTTATTAGAGAATAATCCTTATTGGAAAATGAATAAAAAGACTGCTTTTCAAATTCGTGGAGCAGCGATGGAATTCTATCTGGATAAAGTTGTAAAAAGTGGACCTCTAAGTTCAAAGATGGGTCATTCAGAATTTATGGGTCTATATGGAAAACAAATGGAAAGTATCTTAGGAACAAAACTTTTTGCAAAATTTGGTAAAAGTGCCCAAAGAGCAGAAATGGCATATAAAGATTTCGTTAAAGACTATGATATTAATATGGGAATCATTCAAAAATATCTGCAGTTGGGAGGTAATCTTAGAGAGTATACCGCAGAAGAAATGGGAAGAGCAATCATAAGACAAGGAAATACATTACGACTAGGGCCAGTCATTAAAGCATTGGGAGGAGTTTCATCTCAAGAGTGGAAGGCAGTTCAACGGG